ACAGCTCGTTGCGTGTTAGTTCTGTCATTATATTACCTTATTACGGTGTACTAGTTACTAAGTTTGCAGCTACAAAGTTATAACCTGTTAAGTCGGCATTACCTTCTATATCAGCTACAGTTGTTACACTAGTCTCAATCTCATAGTAATGAGTAGGAGCTGTAGTTAAACTACTTAGGTTGTGGGTTGCTCCTGAGTTGTATATCGCAGCTATGTTAGCAGATTGGTCTGTGTTCCAAATAGCTATTTGGTTCATAGTACCACCATAGTAATTATTATGGACATTACTTGCTCTACCAACTCTAAAGATGTTATCACTAGGATTAGCTCCACTTATAACTCCGTCATAGCCACTACCAGTAGCAATTCCAACGTTTGTCTGAACTACACCGTCAACATACACTTTAAATCTACTAAAGTAGTCTGCTGAACTAGCGGGTACACTTCCTGTAGTACCTCCATCAAACGTTACCATTACATGTTGCCAAGTAGTAGTTGAATTAAATGCGTTTGCACATACTATAATAATGTTGTTATAAACAGTACCATAGTTTAATACTAAAGACGAACCGCCTACTTGTTTTAATGTTACAGCTCCACCATTATAATCATTTCCTGCTCCGTAAACCATTAAGGTTTGAGTAGCTGTATTTGACCAAGGTTTAACCCACATAGATACAGACCAAGCATTTCCATCACCATTAGAAGCCCTTTCTAGAGCGGTCATGTTTACAGGATTACCTTGAAAGTAACTACTAGTACCATTAAAATTTATAGACTTGTTGTTTGTATAGGCTATTTGCGCTACAGTTACCGTTACTGTAAACTCTACAGTTCCTCCAATAGCATTACCAGCTTTACAATTAACTACAATAGTATCAGCACTTGTTCCTAAATGAGCAGGAGCTGTTCCACTTAATATACCGCTGTTTTGATTTAATGTCATCCAAGAAGGAGCATCTGTCTCAACAAATTGATTTACTATATTATCACTTGTAATTATTTGAAAGTTTAAAACATCTGCTTCAGTTACTGTTGCAGTTTGGTTAGCTACAGTCGGAACAAAATTAACGTCTGGTTGTGAACCACCATTTATAGATTGTTTAGATACTACAGGTATAGAACTATAAGCTCTATTACCTCTAACACCGAAGTATAAATGTACTGAACTACCTACAGCAGGATTAGCTTTAGCTGTTGCTATTTTGACATTTGAATCTTCATCAAATAAAGTTAAAGTTCCGTCATCAGTAAATCTTAAACTAAACATACCCTGAATAGTTCCTGCTCCACCATCTCTGTACTGGTTTAAACTAGCAGCATAGAAATAATCAGGTGCGTTAGTGTTGGCGTTCCAATCAGAAACTCCTGCGGTTGTATCGAATACAATAGCTTCGTTAGTCTGATATTTAAACGTATTGTCTAGTTGTTCTTCAGCGGTAGCTACGCCTGTAGCTGCTGCTGTATAGTTAGTACCGAAGAAGTCACCTTGACCTGCCTCGTCTAACATAAACATAAGCTTCTCGCCTTTTACAATCGAAATAGCACTTTTAATTACAGTATGGTCTAAGATACCGTTAATGATACCAGCTTCAGTACTAGCAAAATCGTGAATTATATCCCAAATGTAATCTACATTATTTATAATTCCATTAGGTAAAACACCATTTGCCCAAGTGTACATTTGTATATTAAAAGATGTAACAGCTAAAGCTATTGTAGTCTTAGCTACTGCAACCTCTGTTCCACCTGTGTAGTGTATTAATGTTAAGTAACCAGCGTTATCAAATCTAACACCCATTACATCACCATTAGATACTACATACTTAGCTCCTGAATTGGTAGTAAGTAAAGTACTATTAGAGCTATCTGTAAATCCACCTGCATAAGTGAAAGATGTTCCCCAATTAGAAGCTGTATTAGCTCCACCATTATAAGCTATAGCTGCTTCTGCTCCATCCCATATACCTAATATTAAATTACCACCTCCGTTAGATTGAAAGTTCCACTTAAATTCAGAACCTTGCTCTAGAGCCTGTCCGAAATAGAATGGTAATTGTAGATTGACTGTAGAGTCATTAGTTGATGTGGCTACTGGGTCATTAGCATTTGTTCCATACGATATATTCCAACCTGAATTAGAAGCCAATCCGCTAGAACCGTTAATCATGTTGGTAGCATCAATAGTTACTTCTGTACCATCTGCCATTGTGAGAATTAGGTTTGAGCCACTTAATGCACCACTAGATACGAAGTTATTTTCGTCTACTCCTAAAGTAGTTACATCTACTGTGTAAGATACCCCAGTATTTAATCCTAATGTTAAGTTATTATTACTTAATGTAAAAGAATCCACAAAGGTGTCATCTGAGGCAAAGCCTGATACATTAGTAAATACATCATTTAACTGTACAATAGCTTGGTTTAAAACTGAGTTAACAGAAGTACCGTCGATACTTACATTGCTAACAGTTAAACCTTCAACAATAATCTTAGCTCCACCTTTAATCTTAATAGATATTTCAGTACCGTTAGCTACTGCTTCTAAGGTATTTACTGCATGAGGTACTAATAAGCTATCAGCTCCAAGGGATAAATCTCTTAGTAATATTGTAGAGCCTGTAGAGTCTAAACCGAAGTCCATAGTTTTATACTTTACGTATGGGCTAATTAATTCTAAATCTTTATCTACGAACAAACGGTTGTGTACAGTAGTTTGATAACGGTAGTTACCGTCAGCTTGAAGTTCATCACCTTGGCGAACTTGGAAGACACCTAAGTCTACATCATCACTCTCGCGTACTTTGTGAATAGAAGCATTCAGAGTAGTACCTGCGTGGACTTCAACAGGGTGGTCAAAGAACCACTCAATAACGTCACCAGCATAAATGGTAGTGCTAGCAGAAGAACGAGCCGAACTACGCGGAAGAACTTGCATGTATACCTGTTTACCGTTTACGCTAATACGATACTCAAGACGTACATCTGGACCGATAGTTTCAGCCGCAGTGGTAGTAACACCAAGGCCAGAGATGTTAACTCCGAAATAGTTGTCACCCTCGTAACCAATAGAGGATAGAGCTACTGGCGAACCACCTAAAGGCAGTGAGAAGAAGTCAGTATAGACACGACCACTTGGTGGGATAAACCCAGAAGCGCCCCTGTTAGCTGTGATGCTTTGGTCTTTTAATCCACCCCACATAGGGTAGAAGTTTGTGTCATTACCAAGGTTGGTAAAGAAGATGTTCTCTGCACCCGATGACATTTTGTGTTGCTCACCAAGGTAAAGAGAGTTAAGTGTTGTTTCAATAGCTCTGTTAGATTTGAGCTTACGACTAGTAGCATCATACTCCCAGTGAGATAAAAACTCTGTTTGTTCTTCTGTTAGCCCTGTGCCAGAGCTGTTTATACCCATAGGCATAAATTATTCTCCTTATATATTCGTAACGACTACGAATGTACCTGTTGTAATTACTGATATTTCTGTACTTGGTGCTTTTAACGGTTCATAGAAACCATGTGTAGGTATATGTATTGCACCTGTGCCACCACCGAATGTAATATCTGCATGAGATACTAACGATTGTATTAAGAAATACTCTCTACCACGTTTAGCAGGAATGACTGTATCACCCGTGTACGTAGTAGATACTAAATTTGCGTTATCTATACTCATATTTAATGTGCCTTTGCTTCATCACTTGCATCTTTTAATCTGCTGTGACGTTGTTTGTTTGATAGTAGGTCTTTTAATCCACTCATGTTTTCATCTTGTTCAACATCACAAGTAATGTCGTTATCTTTCAAGAATCGAGCAGCGGTGGCGAGTAGGGCAGGGGTTGCTGTTTTAATCATCATCCCCGTTCCTACCGTTTCGCCCTCTCCGTCGAAAGTGGTTTCTTCTTCTTCATGAAGAACTTGTTCTGTTAATACTTGTGCTACAGCATTATGTAATGCTGCTAGCTTAGTCTCTGTTGCTTTAGCCATTACTTGTCCTTTTCTTGTTTATCTAGTAGTATAAACATTTTGTCTATACTACTTCTGATATGATTTAAGTGTGCGTCTGTAAGTTTACTGAATGCTTTTAACTCAGTACCCATAACTTCTAGTTGGGTCTGTTGTTTATTAGCATGTGTTTCAGCTCTCTCCATGCGAATCTCCAGCATTTTGAACCTCTCGTCACGGCTCTTCTTATCATACCAATAGGCTGCTACGACTATACCTGTAGCAATCTTTAATATATGTTCTTCTAACCACTCCATAGTGATTCCTTAAAATGAACCACTATATGCGGTTAGTTAATTTTTGCGTTTGTATAATATTAATCATAATAGACACTATTGCTAATGTCTATGAGTTTAATACTACACGGGTGTAAATCTACCGTGTTTCTCGTGTTTGTACTCACCTGCACAATGGTTTGTTTGAAAGAAGAATAGAATGTCTATTGCTTTCTCAATATATACCCATCGCTTTAATCCAAGTACTTGAGCACAGTAATGTGAACGTGCAGAGAAGGTATAAAACCTTGAGCCACATGTTAATACATTCAGTGCGTGACTTAGCAGAGCTAAGCATGTTACTAGGTATAACTTCATTGTACTCC